TGCCTGTTCTTTGAATTCAGTGGAGTAGTGATTTCTGTTCATAAGTGGTCGCCTTTTTGCGGATCATCCGCAGTTTTTGGGGGCGACAACTATTCTGACTCAGGGGGCCATCGTGCAGGAGCACATCTTTGGCATTGATGGGCCGCATGGCTTGCAGCGCGTGCGCGTGCAGGTCGACACCTATGCCAGAACGTACCAGGAGGCCTTGCACCTGCAAGACCAAGTCCTGGCTGCGCTGCTGGCGGACAAGAGCACCGTCGCCGATGTGCGCATGGGGCTCAGTGAGTTTGAAGATCAGGCCCGGCTGTACCGGGTGAGCGTGGACTACACCTACCACCGGACGGTGGGTTCACCCTAAAACATGGAGCACATGCATGAGCAGCACCGCAATCACCGCGCAAGGCATTGCCATTGCCCGGTTTGGCACCACCGCCTTTGAAACCATCCCCAACGTGGTCTCGTTTCAGGGACCGGGCGGGCAGGCCGCCGTGATCGACGTCACCAATCTGGCCTCCACCGCCAAGGAAAAGCGTGTGGGCTTGCGTGACGAGGGTCAGTTGTCTCTGACCCTGCACTACAACCCTGACGATCTGGTGCACCAGGGCCTGCGAACCGATCGCGCCAACCGCGTGCGACGTCAGTTCAAGATCACTTTCACCGACACCAACCCTGCCACCTGGACCTTCTACGGCTATGTCACGCACTTCAGCGTGCAAGGCGGTGTGGATGCCGTTGTGCAGGCCTCCGTGACCATCGAAATCGATGGCGACATCACCGAAGCTTAAAGAGAGACGCCTGTATGTTGACCCGTGAACAAATCCTGCAGAGCGACGATCTGCCCCGTGAAACTGTCCAAGTCCCCGAGTGGGGCGGTGAGGTGCAGGTGCGCACCATGACCGGTACCGACCGTGATGCTTTCGAGGCCAGCCTGATTGGCAAGGAAGGCCGCCTTGAGAACGTCCGTGCCCGCCTGGTCTCGCTCACCCTGTGCGATGAGAGTGGTAGCCGCCTTTTCAGCGATGGTGACATCGCTGCCCTGGGTGGCAAGAGTGCCAAGGCACTGGACCGGGTGTTTGCTGTGTCACAGCGCCTGAACGGCATTGGCGCTGATCAGGTAGACGCTGCAAAAAACGACTGATCGCCCATCCCTCGCGGCGCTTTGTGTTCCGGCTGGCGCTGGCTTTGGGCCTGCCGGTGCGCGAAATGCTCGCATCGATGGGCTCGGACGAGCTGACCGAGTGGATGGCGTATTACCAGCTTGAGCCCTTTGGGGATTACCGGGCCGATTACAGATCGGGTGTGGTGGCCTCCACGTTTGCCAATGCCCACCGGGCCAAAGATGCGGGGCCATTCAAGCCTGAGGACTTCATGCCATTCCTCGAAAAGCCGAAACCCCACCAACCTCAAGATGAAACCCAGCTCAATGTGGCCCGATTCAAGGCCATGTTCGCGCACAAGGTAATGAAACATGGCTGATATCGGCTCCCTGGTGGTCAAACTCGCAGCGGAAACGGCCGATTTCCGCGAGGATTTGGGCAAGAGTGCGCTGCTGTTGGAGCGCCACGCCGAATCCATGCGTGGCTCCCTGGAGAAGGTGGCCGAGGTCGCCAAGACCACCTTTGCCATCGCCATCGGCGTGGAGTCGGTGGGGGCGCTCAAGGAGTTGGTGGCGCACACGCTGGAAACGGTGGCCGCTCTGCAGGACTTGGCCGAGCAGACTGGGGCGAGCGCCACGGCCTTGTCTGGCTTTGCACCGGTCGCCACCATTTCAGGCGTGGCCATGGAGCAGATCGGGGTGGGCCTGACCAAGCTCTCCAAGGGGCTGGCAGGAGTCGATGACGAGACCAAAGGGGCCTCACAGGCCCTGCAGTTTCTGGGCGTGAAGGCCAAGGATGCGGGTGGCAACCTGCGCGATCCGGCCGAGGTCATGAACGACATTGCCCTCAAGCTCTCGAACTTCGAGGACGGGGCGGGCAAGACGGCCATTGCGCTCGAACTGTTCGGCAAGTCTGGCGCAGGCCTGCTGCCTTTCCTCAAGGACTTGGCCGCCAACCAGGACCTCAACATCCGGCTCACCGAGGCCGAGATCGAATCGGCCGAGAAAGCCTCCAAGGCACTGGGCCGGATGCGGGCCGAACACAACTTTGTGGCCCAGACCATCGTGACGGCGGCGTTGCCTGCACTCGAAGAGTTGGTCAGCGAGCTCAAAGCCGTGATGCTGGGCAGCCACAACACGGCCGATGCCATGGTCAAGCTGCGCGACGATGGCACGCTCAAGACCTGGGCGCAGGATACGGCTTACGGCATTGCCATCGTGATCGATGCCTTGCGTGGTGTGATCCAGATGGCCAAGGCTGTCATGGGCAGCTTCGAGGCGGTCTGGGCCGACATCGAGTTGCTCGGCACCTTCCTCGCTGGTGGCAAGGGGCTGAACCCGTTCTCCGAGGAGAACCAGGCCACTCTCAAGACCGCATTGGAAAAACGCAATGCGATCGTCGAGAAGGCCAACCAGACCTATGTTGACCTGTGGAAGATGCCGCTCTTGGCCGATGCGGTCAAAGAGCGGTTCGATGCCATTAATCGGGGCGAGACCGAAGCGGCCGGTGAAGCCGCTAAACCGAAGCTCATCTACAACTCGGCGACGGGCGCGCTCACAGCAGCGGCTATGGCCAAGATCGAGAGCGACATCAAGCAGTTGCAAGGCCTGACCGATGTGGAAACGGGCCTCTTGAAGGACCGGCAAAAGATCATCGACCTGTACGAGGGACAGGGCTACATCAGCTATCGTGAAGCCAGCGAGGCCCGGCTGAACGCTCAGCAGGAATTCACAGACCGCCTGGGTGAGCTATATGCGCAGGAAGAGTCCATCCTGAGGCGTGGTCTGGCCACCGTGGCCAAGACCACCCAGGACAAACTCAAACTTCAGGACAAGCTCTCGGAAATCACCTTGCGCCGGGAAAAGCTCGAGCGCGAAGCCCAGCAGTCCAACCTGGAGCGCGAAATCAAGCTGCCCGGCGAAACGCTCAAGGACCTGCAGGAGCAGGTGGCCAGAAGCCAGGGCCAGTTGCGCTCGACCGAAGAACAGATCAAGGTCCTGCGTGAGACCGGTTCGATCAGCGAGATCGACGCATTGCGCCGTCTGTCCGATGCCCGCAAATCCAGTGCAGACGAGTTGGCCGACTTTGCGGCCAAGGCCCGGGAAATGGTGGAAGCCACCCCCGGCAATGAAAAGTTGGCCGAATCGTTTCGCCGGATTGAAGAGGCTGCCCGTCAGGCGGCCGATGGCGCGAAGCTACTGGGCCAACGGGCGCTGGAGTTGTCTGACCCAGGCGCCGGGTTTGCCAAGGCGCTGCGCACCCTCGGTGAAGAAACCGAGCAGGTGGGCAAGCAGATGGAGGCGGTGACCACCAAGGCGTTCAACGGCATGACCGATGCGCTCACCAATTTCGTGATGACAGGCAAGCTCGATTTCAAGTCGCTGGCGACTTCCATCATTTCGGATCTGATCCGAATCCAGATCCAGCGCGCGGTCACGCTGCCCATGGCCAAGGCGCTGGGCAGTCTGTTTGGCTTTGCGGACGGCGGAGTCATGACCTCTTCGGGGCCCTTGCCGCTGCGGGCATATGCCAGTGGCGGGGTGGCCACCACACCGCAGTTGGCGGTCTTTGGCGAGGGCTCCATGGCCGAGGCCTATGTGCCGCTGCCAGACGGTCGCTCCATCCCCGTGACCATGAGCCAGTCCTCAGCCGGGGGCGGGGACGTTTTCAACATCTCGGTCAATGTGGCCGAGGGTGGCGTGACCAGCAGTGCTGGGCAGGGCAAGGACCTCGGGCGGGCAATCTCCAGTGCGGTGCGCCAGGAGTTGCTCAACCAGAAGCGGGCCGGAGGTCTGCTCGATCCACGTCGGCAGTGAGTAAGTGAAGGATTTTCATGGCGACATTGACATCGACATTTACGTGGATCGCCTCGATCGGGGCGTCTCTCACTGTCAAACCCAATGTCCACAAGGTCTCCTTTGGCGACGGGTACGAGCAGCGCCTGGCCTACGGCATCAACACCCAGCCCGAGGTCTGGTCGCTCGAGTTTCGGGGCAAGTCCACAGCAGACGCTGCAGCGATCGACAACTTTTTGCGCGCACGGGGCGCGGTGCAGTCCTTTGACTGGATCACCCCGAGCGGCATTGCTGGCAAGTTCCTCTGTGAGGAGTGGAGCCGCAGCATCGATGAACCTAATCTGGAAAACATCCACGCCACTTTCCGGCAAGTGTTTGATCTGTCATGACCAGCCAAGCGATCACCTCAGAAATTCAGAAGCTGGCCCCAAGTGCGGTCATCGAGCTCTTTGTGCTGGACCTGTCCCTGTTCAATGAGGGGGTGGTTCGGTTTCACTCGGGCACCAATGAGCTGCGGCGTCAGGTGGTCTGGCAGGGCAACACCTACGAGCCGTTTCCCATTCAGGCCGAAGGCTTCGAGTTCAACGGTAACGGCCAGGTGCCGCGCCCCAAGCTCAAGGTGGCCAACGTCACAGGCAGCATCACCGCGCTCATCCTGTCCTACCAGGACCTCGTGGGAGCCAAAGTCACCAGAAAGCGCACGCTCCTGAAGTATCTGGATGCGGTGAACTTTGCCTCTGGGGCCAACCCTACAGCGGACGCTACGGCTGAGTTCGCCGACGATGTGTATTTCATTGACCGCAAGTCCCGTGAGACCCGAGATGTGGTCGAGTTCGAGCTGGCCGCTGCCTTTGATCTGGAAGGGGTGTCATTGCCTAGGCGGCAGATCGTGCAAAACGTCTGTCCCTGGCAATACCGTGGATCTGAATGCGGCTACACCGGCACGGCGTACTTCAACGCCAACGATGAAACCGTGAGCTTCCGAGCGCAGGATGCCTGTGGCAAACGCTTGGTGTCCTGTCAGAAGCGCTTTGGTGCGAACGCCGAGCTGCCCTTTGGCGGGTTCCCTGCAGCGGGGTTGATCCGGTGATGCAGGGGACCAACCAGACGCTGGCGCTGGCCCATGCTGCACGGGAGTTTCCCCGCGAAGCCTGTGGCCTGCTTGTCATTCACAAGGGCCGGGAGACCTATGTCCCGTGCCGCAACATTGGCGTGGGAACCGACCAGTTCGTGATCCATCCGGAAGACTATGTGCGCGCCGACCAGCTTGGCGAGATCGTGGGGGTGTTTCATTCCCACCCCAACTTGAGCCCCGAGCCTAGCCAGGCCGACCGGGTGGCTTGCGAAGCCACGGCGCTGCCCTGGTTCATCGCGAGTTTTCCGGCCGGGCAGTGGACTGAGCTGCACCCGCAAGGCTATGCCGCACCGCTGGTCGGGCGCGAATGGTCCCATGGTGTGCTGGACTGCTACTCGCTGATCCGGGACTGGTACGCACAGGAGCGCGGCATTGACTTGCCAGATTTCGCACGCTTTGACGAGTGGTGGAAGCGCGGCGGGAACCTGTACCTGGACAACTTTGCTGGCGCAGGTTTTAAACAGGTGGCACCAGATGAACTGCATATGGGGGACGTCCTGCTCATGCAGGTGGCGTCACCTGTACCGAACCACGCTGCCATTTACCTGGGCGATGGCCTCATCCTGCATCACCTGCAGGGCAGGCTTTCCAGTCGAGATGTCTATGGCGGCTACTGGCAAAAGATCACCACCCACACCCTGCGACATCAGCTTCTGTATGGCCACGATCCTTCTCCTCGGTGAACTGGGCAAGCGCTTCGGACGTCGCCACAGGATGGCGGTGGCCTCAGCCGCTGAGGCTGTGCGCGCCCTGTGCGCCAACTTCCCTGGCTTTGAGCGGGAGCTGGTCGCCTCAGGTGAGCGCGGGGTGGGCTACCGGGTATTGGCTGGGCGTGACGCTTTGAGCCTGGAGCGACTGCACGAGCCCAGCGGCCAGCAACGCATCACCATTGCCCCGGTCGTGTCCGGGGCAGGGGGCAACGGTCTGGGACAAATTCTTCTGGGCTCCGCCCTGATCGCCGTGTCCTGGTGGAACCCAATGGGCTGGGCCGCAGCAGGCTCTTTCCTGTCCCAGGCCACCCTGTATTCGGTGGGCACTTCCATGATCCTCGGAGGTGTGGCTCAGATGATTGCCCCAACGGCCAAGGCGCAGGATCCATCCGAGCGGCCGGGTAACCAGCCCAGCTATGTTTTTAACGGGGCAGTCAACACCACGGCGCAGGGTCACCCTGTACCGGTGGGATATGGCCGCCTCATCGTCGGTTCGGCTGTGATCAGCGCAGGCATTGATGTGGATGAGATCGCGGTATGAGTACCCAAGGCAATTCTCTGATCATCGGCGCAGGCGGTGGCGGCAAGGGTGGGGGTGGCAGTGCCCGTGTGGCGCAGGAAGCCCCCGACAGCCTGCGCTCCAAGGCTTATGCGCGGGTGGTGGACCTGGTCTGCGAGGGGGAAATCGAAGGGTTGGCTGCTGGCCTGCAATCGGTGTACCTCGACGACACCCCAATCCAGAACCCGGATGGCAGCTACAACTTCACAGGGGTCACGCTCGAAACACGACCCGGCACCCAGCAGCAAAGTTACGTGCCTGGCTTTTCTTCGGTAGAAAACGAGGTGGCCGTAGGCGTCGAGTGCAAGACCAGCCAGCCGGTGGTGCGATCCATCAACGACCCTGATGTGGATGCCGTGCGCATCAAGGTCAGCATCCCGACCCTGTCGCTGCAGGACACGACCAATGGAGACCTCAACGGAACCTCGGTCAGCTACGCGATCGATGTGCAGGCACGGGGCGCCGGGTATGCGCAGATTCTGGCCGACACGGTGTCCGGCAAGACCACCTCGCGCTACCAGCGCAGTTACTACTTCCCCTTGACGGGCACTGGCCCATGGGACGTTCGTCTGCGCCGCATCACGGCAGACTCCACGCAGACCAGCCTGCAAAACAAGACGTTTCTGGAGTCCTACACTGAGGTCATCGAAAGCAAACTGCGCTACCCCAACAGTGCACTGATGGCCCTGCGGGTGGATGCCTCGCAGTTCACTTCGATTCCTCGGCGCAGCTATGACTTGAAGCTCCTGCGTGTTCGCATCCCCTCGAACTACTTTCCCGAGACCCGGTCGTATACCGGGGTTTGGGACGGCACCTTCAAGGTGGCCTGGACGGACAACCCTGCCTGGTGCTTCTATGACCTGGTGACAAACACCCGCTACGGGCTGGGCAGTTTCATCCCCGAGTCTCAAGTGGACAAGTGGGCGCTTTACCGGGTGGCCAGCTACTGTGACGAGCTTGTCCCCAATGGGCTGGGTGGCTATGAGCCGCGCTTTACCTGCAACCTGTACCTGCAAAGCCGAGAACAGGCCTACAAGGTGGTGCAAGACATGGCCTCGATCTTTCGGGGCATGGCTTATTGGTCGGGTGGGGCCATCACGGTCACGCAGGATGCGCCGCAGGACCCCGTTTACCAGTTCACGGCTGCCAATGTCCTGGGTGGCGAGTTCGCCTACCAGGGGTCGTCCGCCAAAGCCCGGCACACGGTAGCCCTGGTCAACTGGGTAGATCCCGATGATTTCTACCGCCAGAAGGTGGAATACGTCGAGGACATGGCAGGCATTGCCCGCTACGGCGTGGTGCAGGCCGATGTGGTGGCGATGGGCTGCACATCCCGGGGTCAGGCCAACCGGGTGGGCAAGTGGCTGCTGTACTCCGAGCAGTCCGAATCGGAAATCATCACGTTCCGCACGGGGCTGGAGGGCGCTGTTGTTCGTCCCGGCGATGTCATCAAGGTGGCAGACAGCAGCAGAGGTGGCCTGCGCTTGGGTGGGCGCATCGCTGCGGCCACCACGGTGAGCGTCACGCTGGACCAGGACCTGCCCGCCGGTTCGTGGCGCATCTCTGTGCTGCAGCCCACGGGAACGGTGGAGGAGCGCCAAGTCGGATCCCTGTCTGGCCGAACGGTCGGGGTGACCAGTGCGTTTTCCACGGCACCTCAGGTGGGTGCCATCTGGGTGCTGGCTTCCACGCAGGTGGAGACGCAACTGTTCAGGGTGGTGCAGGTCGCCGAGAGCGAGCCGGGCATCCACGAGGTAACGGCGTTGGCCCATAACCCGAGCAAGTACGACGCCATCGAGCAGGGCCTGGCTCTGCAGCCTCGTGACATCACGGTGCTCTCCACTACGCCAGTGGCGCCCACTGGCCTATCGGTCACCGAGAGCCTGTACCGGGTCAAGGACCAGGCGCTGGTGCTCATTCAGGTGGGCTGGGAGCAAGTCTTCGGTGCCCTGGAATACCAGGTGAGCTACCGGGTCAATGGCGGCAACACCGTCACGCTGCCCAGAGTCTCGGCAACCTATCTGGAGATCCGCAACGCCGAGGCCGGGGACTATGTATTCACCGTGCGGGCCGTTGGGGTGTCCGGCAAGCTTGGAGCTTCGGTCACTCTGAATCAGGCCATCTTGGGCAAGCTGCAGCCGCCCGATGATGTGCAGGATTTTGTGGTGCTGCGTCGCACGACCGATCTGCTGCTCAGTTGGAGTGCCAACACCGATGCCGATCTGGCAGGGTACGAGGTAAGGGTGGGCGCGGGCTGGGATGCTGGCGTACTGGTTGGGCAGACCGCTGGCACCCAGCTCGTGCATGACCAGAGTGAATCTGGCCAGTACAACTACTTCATCCGGGCGTTCGACACGTCGGGCAAATACAGCCAACATGTCACCACCTTTCTGCTGACCCTACTGGCACCTGCTGCGGTACGTCAGTTCGATGTGGTGCAGTCGGCCAACCGGCTGGAGTTTCGCTGGCTGCCCAATGCAGAGCCGGAGGTGGTGGCCTATGAGCTGCGAGAAGGCACGGCCTGGGACACCTCGATCTTCATTGCCGAGGTCAAGTCCAGCAGCTTCACTCTCCCTTCGGGCTTCGACGGTGAGCGTAATTTCTGGATCAAAGCGATAGCCTCACCGGGCATCTACTCGGACGAGGCTACCTTCGTCTCCACCGTGGTGGCCCAGCCTCAGAACGCCAACCTGCTGGTCACCATCGATGCGCAAGCCACCCGGTTTCCCGGTGTGAAGCATTTCGCATCCGTCGAGTCGGTCAACAGCATGGATGTGCTGCGCATGGACAGCGGTGTGGCGCAGTCCGAGTACCTGTTCGAGGTGAATCTGCCCACCAGCTACCGTGCGCAAAACACACTGCTGGCCAGCATCGGGGCCACGTTGGACGACCGGGAGACCTGGTCAACGGCGAACTATGTCTGGAGCAGCAATGCGGCCAAGCGGCAGTGGACCTATGACGGCGCTCTCAAAAGCATTGAGGCTCGCTTTCAGATGGCGCGCGAGGATGCGCTGCAGGCGGGTGAGCTCTACGGCTGGCGTCTCAATGGGGCACTGGCTGGGTACGGCAACCCCGCGAGCGGTGAAGCCGTCGGTGTGAGCTATGGCGACGGGCGCTACGGCAGCGGCGTGCTCATCAAAGATACGACCAGGGTCTCCTGGGGCGTGAGCATTCCGGGGGTGTTCCATGTGAGCTTCTGGTTCATCCCGAACCAGATCACCACCTCGGTCATCTGGATGGCGACGGGCACTGGGGTGAGCTTGCTTGTTGGGTTTGATTCGGTGACAGGCAGCTTCTTTCTGGAGGACCACCTGTTCAACCGGATCGTGGTGCCATACCCCGTGAACGTGAGCGATCGAGTTTGTATTGGCGTGTGTCAGACGGCCACCGAGCGCAGGCTTTTTGTTGGAAAGATGGGTGCAGAGGTGCAAAGCGCAAGCAGCCCACTGCTCCCCACAGCCGGGTACACGGCACTCAAGCTGTAATGAACCAAAACCTGAATCCTCTCCACCACATCGGGCGTTGCATAGAAATGTGCAGCGCCCGTTTTGTTTAAAGAAACGGAAAACTCCATGATTGAAGAAGGCATGAGCATCAAGGGCTCGATCACGCTGCTGCTGGCCAAGCCCACGGGCGAAGTCGAGGTGCTCCACAAGGACAACATCATCGTCAACGGCGGCTTCGACTTCGTGGCCGATGCCATTGGCAATTCGGCCAGCCGCCCAGGCGTCATGGGTTGGATTGCGGTGGGCACCGGCTCCACGGCCGCTGCCTCTACCCAGACCGCCCTGGTCACTGAAATCAAGCGCAATGCGGCGACCTACGCCCACACGGCCGGTACCAAGGTGTTCACCTTCACGGCCAGCTACCCTGCAGGCGACGCCACGGGTGCGCTGACCGAAGCCGGGGTGTTCAACGCCGCCTCTGCAGGCACCATGTTTGACCGAGTCGTGTTCCCGGTGGTGAACAAAGGCGTGGACGACAGCCTGACTGCCGTCTTCACCTTCACCATGAGCTGATCGGACGCTTGAGATGGCCGAGACCGTCAACGTCTCCAGCTCACCGGGGTCGAACTACACCTGGACTTCAGGCAAGTTCGCCTGGAGCAGCGCCACGGCAGGCAAGAACTGGTCAACGGCTTACCCAGCTGTGTACGCCCTGAGCGTGGCCACGGATTTGAGCTTTGCCGAGCTGGTCCAGAAGTTGGGCATCAAACGCAGTTCCGAAAGCCTGACGTTCACGGAAAAGCCCAGCCGTGCTGTGGCGCTCAACAAGTTCGAGACCCTGAACTTCGTGGAGACCTACACCGATCTGATTGCCTATGTGCTGCGCATCGTCGAGTCGCTGACCTTCTCGGAAAAGTATGCACGCTCCGGCACAAAGGCCGTGTTCGAGGTGTTTCAGGTGGGGGAGGGAC